CCTATGACTGGAAATCTATCCTTATTTGCGTCAAGCATATTTGTATATTGTTGTCTATCACTAGGGAAACCTATACCTGTCAACCAGCCGTGCATTTCTCGGTAGTTATCTAAATTTTCGTCTATCAAAAATGTAATATTTAAATCACCAAAACTAATCTTTTCACCTGGTACAGGTATGTCTCTAAAAGGTGTTGATTGTGTTGCTGATGGCATAGAAACTTCTGGTATATTTGCTGATGTACAAAAGTATTCTACTTTAGGTAACTTAATAATACTAAATTTAAACTGCGCCGGAGACGCTAAGTCTAATTTAGTTGGTTGTCTTGATAATGCATTTGTAGTTGTCATACTACTATTTATACTAGTTAGTAGGCTGTGTTCCTGGCTCAGGTAATACGAAATCTTTTGGTGGCATTTTCAACGTTTTCTTTTCAGTATTGTATATAGCTATATCAGGATTTTCTTTTACCCATTCTTTTTTAGATTTGTCCCAAGCTGGCTCTTCTTCTTTTACTCTTTTAGGAGTTGCTCTTAAACCTTTACAATGTTTTTCTACCGTAGAGAATTGTGGTGGTAAAGGTCTATCTGCATATCTTTGGCAGACTTTAAGCATTTCCAATTCTTGTTTTAAATTTTCATTCTCTAGTGTAATTTCATTTCTTTCTTCACAATCTTTTTTACTAATTCCTAGATACTTTCTAAATGTTAATCTTACATTATAGTTATCTGATTCATAATCACTATCGCCATAAATGTAATCAGTATTACCTCTATAATTTTCTACACTAATATCCATATCACCGTATCTACAATCGTTTGAACCATTGTTAAGATACTCGTTTCTTGCTTCTGCTTTACTTGTAAATGATACGATTAGAAGTACCAGTAATGCTAAGCACCATATTTTGGCAGCTAGATACTTCATATTAATATCCGTTTACGTCTCTGTTTAAGTCTTTAATATCCCAGGCTTGGTCTCTAACCTTTTCAGCAAGTTCTCTGTATAGGTTTTCAGCCATTTCCCACGTACCCTCCGCTCTGGATAAACGTGTTTTTAGGTCAGCATTATTCTCGGCTACTAATGCAATATCTCTTTTAAGATTTGTAATTTCTAATGCTGAGTCGTTAATTTGACTTGTTAAGTTGATGACGTATTTGACACCAGTAAATGACCCAACCAATATTGAGGCCACAACAGGTATCATTACAATATTTTTCTTTAAAATACTTGTTAGTTCCATAAGTCCTTTTTTATAGTGTATTATTATTTAGGCGTTTTTTAGGCCAAAAAAAAGGGCGACATAAAGCCGCCCTTTTCTGAAGTTTGTACTTCGCAAAGTAAAATTACATTAAGTTTGCAACTTGTACTTTTTGGTAGTATCTGTTTGAGTTAGCAGAACCAGCGTCATTTACTGGAGTAGCAGCACCAGAAATGGCACCTGTTTCAGCAAATGGGTTAGCAACAAGACCATATCTAGTCTTGAAACCAATTTTTGGTTGGAACGTATCTTGACCAACTGCTCTTACCATTTGTAGAGGTACATATGGACAATAGAACATACCAGCGTCATAAGGTGAAGTACCTTTATAACCAACTACATAGTATTGCTTAGCAGCACTATTAGCAGAGTATGGGTCAATATATACTTTGTATCTACCGTTAAGAACACCAGCAAAAGTATTACCTGTGTCATCAACGTTTAGGTTGTTGTTAAGAGCTGGAGTATAGTCTAATACACCTGCCATTTGAAGAGCAGAGGCAACGTCTGAAGAACAGACTATCATATTACCTTTACCTCTTCTTGTTCTCTGAGCGATTCTGTTTGCGTCTCTTTCCAATTGGAACATAAGACCTTTGAATCTCTCAACAGACCATCTACCGTTTGAGTCAGTATCTAAATCAAATATACCAGCAGTTGTTGTATTTACAGCAGCACCTTTTTCAGCGTTGATGTAGATAGTTCTTACTACTTCTCTATTGATTTCAGCTAAGATTTCAGCAGATAAGATGTTTGCAAGTTCAGTTTCAGCGTCTAAACCGTGGATTGCTTTAAGGTCTTGAGCGAGTTCCATTGTGTACTCGGCTTTAAGAGCTCTTGACTTAGCAGTTACCGTTGACTTCTCAATTGAGAATGCCATTTCAGCAAATGCATTTCCACTAGCGTCACCTAATGCTTCAGCAGCAGCTGTAGTCATAGCAGTACCTTTTGTGTAAGTACCTGGTGAGCTATCGTTTAATACTGATGGATTAGCACCTGAATGTGCTGTAGATGAATAACCATCTACACTTGAACCAGCAGCGTTTCTACCAGAGAAATCAGTATCAGCTTCGTCAAACATAGCTTCTGCGCCAGTTTGATTAGTGTATCTGCTTCTCATAGCAAATATAAGACCAGTAGGACCAGTCATTGGTTGAACACCTGCGATATCGTAAGCAATTAAATTAGGCATTGCTCTTCTTACTAGACTAATTAGGATTGGATCCCAGTTAGAGATAGCTGAACCAGTTGCGTTAGTTGGTGCAGCCTCTGATAAGAAAGCGTTGTCTTCTTTAGAAGCTCTTTCTTGGTTTTCCAAGATAACAGAGGTGACGGCACGTCTGTATGAGTCCGTGATTTTTGGTAAATCAGGATGCTCAAGGACTGGCTGCCATTTTTTTTCGTGAGTTTCGGATAAGTACATTATTTTTCTCCCTTTTCCTTGATATTAAGATATTTTCATATCTTTTGTTTTACTAATAGCGGCAGTATAAGCAGCCATCGCTTTTGATAGGTCTTCGTTAGAAGCTCCATCATCAGCCGCCACATCATCTAAAGACTCATCTGCTTTTGCCTTTTGTCCAAAGTATGATTCTTTAATAGTTTCACACTTTTTCTTAAAGTCATCTGCATTTGAGTATTCAATCTCTTCAGCAAGTTTAGCAAATTTTTCTTTTTGAGTGTCTGCTAAATCAGAAGCAACTTCAGCCATAACTTCTTTTTGAGTTTTGCTTGCGTTGTCGCTGTTTAGTTCAACATTCTTTTCAATTTGCTCGTTTAACTTCTTTTCTAGGTCTTCAATTTTAGTTGCTTGCGCTTCCAAAACATCATACTTCTCATCTGGAACATCAATATAATGTTCAGAGAAAAGTTTTTTAAGACCAGAAATAAAGTCTTCAGCAATCTCGCCTTTAATTCCTCGTTCAAGAGCGATTTCGTTTTCTTTCATCCACTCTTCAACAACGTAAGACAAGTAAGAATCAACTTTTTCAGTTAACTCTTCTTTTGCTTTTGCACTTTCTTGCTCTAATTTGTTGTTATAGTCTGCTTCCATTGATTCTGCAATCTCAGCCACTTTTGACTTAATTGCTGTTTCAAATATGGTAGCAGCCTTGTTTTTAAATTCTTCGGATAAATCAGTTTCACCGTTAACAAGAGCTTCAACGTGGTCAGAAACATCTATGTCTTCTTTTTTGTAAGAAGCCTTCATATATTTCTCATCTTTCTTCTCTTTGTCTTCAGCGTCTGCTTCTTCTTTCTTCTCTTTGTCTTGCGACTTTTTAAGAGCGTCAAGAGCAGCTTTAGGCATTTCGCCTTCTTTGATTTCTTCCGAACCTTCGTCTTCTGTTGACTCTAACTTCGTATTGTGTCCTGACAATTTTGGCATTGCCTCAGGAGCACCTTGCGATTTTTGTTGAGCGTCACCAGAAACCTGCTTGGTTTTTTTAGTTGCGTCTGGATTAGAATCTGTAGGTTTAACTACAGCTGCACCCAAATCCTCAGCATTATTCATACTAGCAATGTGAGAAGGTTCAGCCGCTACAGCGTTCTTCTTTGGAGCGTCCGCTTGTGGGTTAGCACTAGCTTCTGCCACCGCTTCTTTTTCCAGAGCCTCTACTTTGTTTTCTGTCTCGGCCATTTAGAAATCTCCTTATTTAAAAAATAAACGTTTATTTTCTCTTCTATATGATATTTATAATATTAGAGATTTTTAAGAAAGGATTTAAAGACATCCGCCTTAGCTTCTGCTAATTTGATTGACTTTGCTTTCTGTATATACTCTTTATATTCTTCAATATCTTTTGATTTAACTATACCATTATCCCATACCCACTCTTTATTTTCCATAATACCTTCTACGAAAGCGTCTGGAGCGCTTGGGTCTGCAACAATGTCAGCGGCAGCAGCTAGATAGAAGTCTTTTCCTACATAGTTGGCGCCGTTCTTTTGAACCAAGGAACCCATACCTCTTGAAGATACTCCTAATTGAGCACCATCATCAATAAGACTTTTTACAATCTTACCGTAAGGTGTGTTCATAATCTTGGCTTCACCCATAAAATTTTTACCGTCTGGTGTTAGAGCGGTTACCATATGTGATACTCTCTCTAAATTTACCGTAGGACCATCAGGATGGCCTAGTTCACCAAATGCACGATTTTTTTGGATAAATTCTCTATTATATCGGTTAACTTCTTTCGCAAGAATATCATTCTCGTATATTCTTCCGTTTTTGTTTTTGATATCTGATTGTAAAAAGACACCACGAATTTTGTAGTCCTTTTTACCATTTTTATCTTCAACAATATACTCTGCTTGTTGAATTTCTTCCGATATTAATTTCATTTTTTCTCTCTCTTGTTATATATTTATAACAATTATTATCTGAATTCAACAATAATCGTATAATTATCATTTACAGCAAAGTTTTTAGTTGATAATAGTACGTCTCCAGTAGGTGTTGTCGCATTATTTGTTATCTCATTACCTGCTGTACGCAAATCCCAATACCCATTACCACTCAAAATTGTTGCTGTTGAATTTGTTGCTCCGTTCCAAATCAATTCAACTGCTGATTTAGAATCAGACGTATTAATAGAATACCAAATTTTGGCAATTTTTCTATTACCGTCTTCAGTCATAAATGTGACCTCTGAAGCGTCTATTTTTTTAACTAAATTCTCGCCTGTGCCGTCTGATAGATTAGTTAATTTTGCAACAAACTTTACGCCTATTGTATCCGCTAATATCTGTGTTGTTACCGTATCTGCCATTTTTATTCCTCAAATCCTGATTCTTTGTGACATTCTAAACTTATATTAAATTTTGGCACCGTAGAATCTGCTAATAGTTGTACACTCTGCTCTGCCTCATCAACCAACTTTGATTCAGTTGGTTTTAATCCATAATTACCTCTACCACTTATAGACAATTCTTTTTGACCAAGTGTTAGTTTAACATTACCTGTTCCAAATATTTCATAATTAACATTTGCAATACTAATTTTTGGTTGACTTGTAGCGTTCTTTAATTTAGAAACATCAACTACCGTACCACCATCTGATTGTATACCTTTTATATTTGTAATGACTTTAAAATCATCATCTAATTTGTGTACAATAGATTTAGATTCAGTATCAGTATTATCAAACCAAAGTATTGTCATTATTGACCATCATAATAAGTTTTTGATAATTCACCACGTTCAACCGTTTCACCAGTCATTCGTGTTCTCATATAAATTTTTGTGACAGCATTAGTTCCTGGTCTTGTATGTGTTCTTATACCACCAGAAACCGTTGAGTTTGCCCCAGCAGCCGAGTCTGGATATGTATTAGATACCGTAGCAGTATTTTCATATTGCCACAAACTATTTGAACCTGGT